TGCCCTGTGCGTGCTCGTGGTCGGCCCACCACGTGGCGTTGCTGAGGCTCCAGAGCAGCGCCGAGGACGGCCACTCGTCGGCATCGACACGGAACGCCCAGCGCGCCCGGACGTGGCGCTGGAGGTGCGGCATCGACGCGTCACCGAAACCGTGGTCGTAGTCCCTGATGACGACGTTGGCCCACTTCCGGGCGATCTGCTCGGTGTCGTCGTGGGACTGCTGGACCGCGACCACCACGCGCTCGAAGTAAGGGCGGACGCGCGCGAGGAGCGCCGGCAACCGGGCCGACTCGTTCTTCGCCACCAGCACGAAGTCGACGTGGCTGTACGGCGGATCGTCGAGGATCCCCGACAGGGCCCGGACGTCCCCGATGGAAGGGCTCGGGACCGGGTTCACGCCGTCAGCAACTCGGTCAGGAGCGCCACGTCCTGCGGCTTGCTGATGCTCTGCCAGAGCTCGAAAGCGCCACGGTCGGCCGAGTACATCTCCTCGCTGTTGACCCGGCGATACCCCTCGTCCCACTCGCCCTTGCCGTAGGCCGGGTGCATGTGCTCGATGACGACGTCCGGCAGGTAGTAGAGGCATCCAGCACCGCCCGCCAGCTCGAGCCAGTAGTTGTCGATGTACAGGTGCTTCAGGGTCTTGAGGCCCATGCCGAAGAACGAGGCGATGACCCTGCTGGCGAACCACATCGTCGGCAGCTTCTCGTGCCAGTTGCGATCGTCGGCGAACGCAACCCCCGGGCGCCGGCGCAGCAGGTCGAGGATCTGGGCATCCCAGCCGTGGGTCCGGAAGCGGTGATCGTCGCCCACGAACCCGACCACCTCGACGTCGGGATCGGCATAGAGCAGGGCGTGGGCAGCTTCGTTGAGGGCGCCGTTCATGCCCATCTCAACAGGAGGCCCAACGTGGAGGGTCAGTCCGCGGGTACTGGCCGCGTAACCCTCCAGCGTCGGGTCGTTGGAGTCGATGGCGAAGATGAGCTCCGTCCCCGCGAGAACCTTCGTCTCGGAGAAAGTCCGTTGCAGCTCGGAAGCTGCGTCAGGCCTGCCCCGAGACGGGCAGATCACGAGGAGCGTCACCGCTCAGACGGTGAAGTCGAGGGTGGCAAGAACAGAGGAGCCGTCGATCAGGCGGGCCCGGTAGGGGCCCTCGAATTCGACGGGGAACGTGACCGAGACGGTGCCGGCCGCGCCGGTGCGGACGACCGGGAGAACGCGGCGGCCGCGCGGGGTGTTGAGCTCGAAGATGAGACCAGTCTCGCCGGCGCCGGGGGCGACGTCGGTCTCGTCCTCGTACTCGTAGGTCGCCGTGTAGGTGGACCCAGCCACCATCGGGCGACCGTGGTGGTCGAGGACCAGATCGCCGTGGCGGCCACCGCGGCGGGCGACTGGCTGGCCTGCGCCGAGTCCGTGGGTCGAGTCGACCGTCCGGCGGCGCTCCGGGCCCGCGTAGGACGTATCGGCAGCGCCTCGGCGCTCCGGGCGGTCACTCGTGAAAGCCTCTGCCTCCGCGTCCTCCGTGTCCGTCGAGCGCGTCGCGGGGTCCGAGGTCGCGGCCTCGTTCGCCGCCTGACGCTGGCGGAGCTCGGTGTCGGCGTTGTCGGCGCGCTGCTCTGCCAGATCGGCCTTGTCGACCGCGGGGATCTCGAGCGGGCGCTCGGCCTTGCTGGTGTCACCACCGGCGTCGGTCTCCAGCGGGTTGTCCTTGGCGGTGAGGGTGTTGGTGTCGTCGTCGACCGGCGCATCCGGGTCGCCGAGAGCGGGCACTCCCTCGACGGGCTCCGGATCGCCGGCCGGCGGCATCTCGATGTCCTCGTTGGACGTCTCGCCGGGAACCGGCGGGTCCTGCGCGCGCTGGGCGCTCGCGGTGCCCGGGGTCTGCTCCCCCGTGGCGGTGGTGCCGGCGACGTCCTGATCGCTGGTCAGGTCGCCTGCCGTGACAGCTCCTTCTGGCGCACGAGCCGAGGGGCTCGCGGCGTCGGTGTCAACCCGCTTCGGCACCGGTGGCCTCCTCTTCGGTCGGGACCGCCGAGCCCTCGAACAGGCTCGACGTGGGCCCGGTCGGGCCCGCGACGGTGTCCTGCCCGTGCAGGGCCGCCTTGCTCATGCGCTTGTCGCCGAAGGTGCGGAGGCGTTCGGCGTGGGCGTTGTCGCGCGCCTGACGCCGACCCTGCGCCTCCGCCTGCGCCTGCATCTGGGCGAGCTGCTCGGCCTCAGCGCGATCACGGACCTCGTCCATGTTGACGGGAGCGGTCACGTCGACCGTCGTCGGTTCATCGGCCATCTCGGGACCTCCTACGTCTCGTCGAAGCTGTAGCTGACCGTCTCCGTCGTCCAGTTGCCCGGGTTGCTGTCGGCACCGATCTGGAGCTGCCACACGCTGTACTTCGTGTATGACCCGGTCATCGAGTACGTGCCGGTGTCCCAGTTGGCCTTGTTGCCCGAGGTGAAGTTGGTGAAGCTCGTGTTGGCGATCGTAGAGGCCGCCGTGGTGCCCTGCTGGTACGTGGCGTAGTTGCCCGTGAACCAGAGGGTCGAGCTCGCCGCCACCGCGCCGTCGCCCCAGATCTTGAAACCCGAGGTGCTGTTGGCGGGTGCCGTGACGACCTTGAGCGCCAGCCACTTCTCGTAGCTGTAGCCACCGACAGTGATCGGGTTGGCCTGTCGGTTCGCCAGCGAATTCAGGGCGTTGTCTGCCGAGATCATGTCAACGCCGCTGACGCCGTCGGTGAACGCACCCGCGCCGGAGCCCGTTCGGACCGACAGTTGCAGGCTGGCTGCCATCAGTTGCTCCCTCCACCACTGGGCTTCGACGCGCCCGCCGGCGCCGGCTCAGGCTTCTTGCTGACCTCGGCGGCCGTCTGGAGCTCGCTGAGGAGGACCACGCCCAGCGGCGTGTTCGCCATCGGCTGGTTGTACGGGTTCTCGGGATCCGCCGGGTCACCGAGCGGCAGGCGCCCTTCGTCTGCCCGGGCCTCGTTGATGACCTTCCACGGCACGCCGGCGAGCGCCAGCTTGTTCATCTGGGCCTTGTCGAGCGACTCCTTGATGTTGAGCCGCGTGAAGGCGAAGGCGAGGTTGTTGGCCCGGCCGCCGAAGGACTTGTCCCAGACGATCTCGCGCGTGATGTAGTCCTGCCCGAGCGACAGGAACGGGCGGATGCCGGCGCTCTCGGTCTTGTCCTGCTGGACCTCTCCCGTCGCCCGGTTGATGTCGAAGGTCACGCCCAGATCCTGCGGGCTGAGACCGGCCACGGCGCAGATCTTGCGGACGAGGTAGATGTTCCACTCGAGGAACTGCATGTCCCGGTTCGTGGCCCGGAACGGGATGAACTTGGCGCCCTTGGTGCCGCCGATGAACGCCATCGCACCGCGGCCGGCGACCTCGGCCGCCCAGTAGCTCTTGAAGCCCTCGACCTGCTCCGGGCGCGTCCCCTCGCCGAGGTCGAGCATCCCGTCAGGAGCCGCGTTCGTGACCTGCCGCGTGTTGTACGCGCTGGCGTTGAGCTCGGCGTCGACCGTGTACTTCAGGGTCTCGAGCATCGAGAGCCCGACCGGCGAATAGGTCCGGGGGTTCGACATGATGTAGACCATGTCGGCGTTCAGGAAGCCGGCGAAGTCGACCGGGGATCGCTGGAACCAGTAGCGGATGGTCTTGGGGTCGCCGTCCCAGAACCGGTTGACGAAGATGCGGCCGCCGTCGGCGCCGTGCAGCGCGACGAGGTCTCCGCCGACCGTGCGCTCCTTCTCGATCGTCCCTGCGTCGAGGGTCAGCACGTCCTCGATGATCGGCTCGATCCAGCTCCGGAACGAGTCGCCCGACTCGTCGCCGCCACCCGGGTTCGTGGGATCCGACAGGAGCGCCTTGATCGCCTTGGCCCGGCCCTTGTCGTAGCGGCGGGTCTTGTCGAACGGGACGATGTCCCACTCGGACTGGCTGACCTGCGTCTTCATGAACCGGATCGCGGCCCGGACCCACTCGCCGTGCTCGGCCCAGTTGCGGAACAGGTTCGCGTCGGGCTTGCCTACGCGCTGCCGGCCGTTGTACGAGAGCGCAGCAGAGCTGACCGAGCTCGAAACAGGGCCCGTCCGGTAGCTCCTCCGGAAGGTGTCCGCAACGGCCTGTACGAGAGCCCCCACCTACCGCCTCTGCCGGAAGTGCGCCGCGAGGACCTTGTCCTGCTGAGCGTTCAGGTAGTCCGACTGGATCTTCGCATTCGCCTGATCGAGCGCCTCTGCGTAGGTCAGGCGGTGTGTTTCGATCGTCCGAAGAATGGTGACGAGGTAGTCCGGGACGACCCTGATGCCGTCCCGAAATTCGAGCTCAGTCGGCTTGGGAGGGTCGAACGCCATCGCGGGGAGTATGCACGAACAAGGCTAGGCCCCGGCAACCGAAGTCACCGGGGCCATCGCGAGGCTCGGGCGCACCGCCCGGCACGATCTTTCGACCATTCCAGCGGGTATTGCCGTCTGCCTGCCCTAGATCGTAGCAACGATGCTGTTGGGCGGCAGGCTCGGATCGCAGATCAGGCGGATCACCCGGGCGTCGTTCGCCGAGCAGCAGCCGATGACCATGTGCATGATCTCGGGCGACACCCGGGCCTCCCTGAGCCCCTGCGCGCGCATCTCCATGATCCGAACCCGGGCCCGGTCGTAGAACGCGTGGTCGTGCTCCCACAGGAGATGCCGCTCGCCAGTCGTGACGCACCGGCTGAAGTGCGGCTCGTGCGTGCGTGGGTGCTCCCACGGGACGAGACTCACGCCGCCCTGCTGACCGAGCCGAACACGAATGTGTCGTTGACCATGTCGAAGGACAGGCCCTCGGCGTCGACGAGGTCGTCGTGGCCCTTGGGGAAGCTGAGGAGCTCCACCTCGAACGCGGTGCCGCGGAGGTCCTTGTGGTGGTGGACCTTGTGCGCCTCGTACTTGGCCGCGACCGCCCGGGCCCGGGTGACCTTGTCGACGTCCTGCTTCTTGCCCTCGACCGGGATCTGGGGGTAGTCCTCCATGACCGTCTGGATCAGGGTCGACTGGAACTGCTGGCTCTCGATGAGCACCAAGCTGATGGTCGGGTAGGCCGACCAGCCGTCGAACACGAATTCGGCGTGGTGGCTCTCGCGCTTGTCGCGGTAGGCCGACATCACGAAGAATTCACCCCGCTGGGTGCATGGCGAGCCGGCTGAGCAGGCGTCTCGGAACGTCGTCACGCGGGCCGTGAAGTCGGCCGCCTGCTTCTCGCTGGAGGCGAGGTCCACGCCCATCTTGCCCGAGTAGAGGTGGCCCTCCGGCAGCAGGTCGAAGTGGTCGAACGGGCCCTTGAAGATGTTGCCCTCGAGCAGGCCCGAGATGTCGTTCTGGTAGGCGCACGAGAAGAGCGGCGAGCCCATCGACGTCTTCTCTTCGAGGAGGCGCTCGACCGGCCAGACCTCCTCCCAGTAGCTGTGGAGCTCACCGTCGATCTCGACGAGGGCCGACACGAGGAGGCACCGCCAGCCCTGCCCGCCGTCCCGGATCAGCGTGATGAAGTGCTCGTACAGGTCGTCCTCGGACCAGCGGGTGCCAATCGAGATCACGACGCCGTCGGGCGCGAGCGTCGGCTTCAGGGTCTTGAGGAACCACGTCTTGACGTTGGCCCGGATGTCCGGGTTGGCCGTGTTCTCCTCGTCGAGGATGTCGTCCATGAGGATGATGTCGAACCGCTTCGAGATGATCGCGCCGCCGACACCGACCGCGAACAGGCTGACGTCCTTGCTCGTCGACCACGAGCTGCCCTTGCGGAGCCACTCCTTGTTCGTCCACTTGCTGGGGTTGACCTGATCCCCGAAGACGGCGCGGTGCTCCTCGTTCTGCTCGATCGTGTTCTTGATCGCGCGACTGAAGTCGAGGGCCTGAAGGTCGGTATTCGACACGAGGCCGATCCGGACGTCCCACATCCCGATCAGCCAGCACAGGAGCGTGGTGTTGGCCCACGTGGTCTTGGCGGCACCGCGGGGCTCGAGGATCTGGGTGTGCCGGCGGCCGAGGATCCCTTCGAGGACGAACCGGATCATGGTCCGGTGGTGGGGCGCCGGCTCGTAGTTGGTGGTCAGCTCGCCATACGCGAGCACCGCCTCGGTGTACCGGTCGAGGAGCGTCTGCCCCGTCCGGTCGTCGACGAAGAGCTGGGCGACCTCCTCGTCAGTTGGTCGGGCGAGGAGCCTCAATGCGGGGGATCGGAGATCCGCCAACACGCTTGGGCCCAGTAGCTCCCCGAGCTGCGTCGGCGATCGCCCGGAGAACGTCGGAGGGGAGTCCGTCGAGAGTGACGCTTCCAGAATGACGCTCCTCGGTGATCGTCGACGGCTGACCCACCAGCACGTTGAGGCGGTCGATGATGGCAGCAGCGGCCTGCGGTGTCACGCGCATCACCGGGACGCGCACGCGGATCTCCTTGCCGTCGTCGTCGATCTGGCGCACGACATGGGTCGCGTGCATGTCCTCGACGAGCTTCGTCAGGACCGCGTCGACCGCGTCAAAGGCGTGGTCAATGACCTCCATCGCCCGGACCCGGCGCTGCGCCTGCTTGTCGGCGGCCTTGTCGTCGGTCTTCTCGAGCGTCAGCTTCCGGAACGCCGCCCGGGCCTCTGCCCAGTGGTCGTCACGGGCTCTGGTCGCCACAGGGCTGTGGTTGGCGATGCCGTTGATCCGGCACAGCTCCCGGATGCCCATATCGCCCCGAACGAACTGGTCCCGGAGCGCGACGTAGTCGTGGGTACGGTTCACCGTTAGGTCCCCACCTTCCAGAACGTGTCTGCGGTGGACTGTACCTCCAGCAGCTCCTCGGCCGCCTTGCCCACCCTGATCAGGTCACCGCTCTTGAACGTGGCCCGGTAGATCTGCCACTTCAGGGTGATCTCCTGACGCAAGTCGGTCGGGAGCGCAAACCAGTGGATCCGGCAGGCGAACATCTCGCGCGGGATCTGGTTGGCGCAGCCGTGATGCGGGCACTCGTGCATCCGCGGCACCGCCGGCGTCTTCGGTCGAGGGCTCACGGAACCTCCAGCCAGATGCCCTCGGTGAACCGACCGCGCAGGGCGGCCTTGGTAGCCCGGGTCCGGTCGACCGTCGAGGATGCGATGCCGCGGTGCTCGGCCATCGCGTAGACAACCTCGAGAATGTCAGCGAGCTCGTCGGTGATGGCATCGGCGCCAGAGGCCGCATCGTACTCGGCGATCTCCTCGTTGAGCTTGGCTCGGAGCGCCACGCCCATCGCGGTGCCACTGAGCGTCCCCCAGACGTGCGGCACGCCGAGCCCATCGAGGATGGCCGGGATCTTGTCCCGGACGAGCTTGCCGCTCACCTGACCGCGGCCCGGAGCTCACGGCGCGCCGTGATGGCGACCCGGCCAAGCTGGCCGCCCTCGGTGACCGTCACCTCCACGATGCTGGGCACCGACGACATCAGGCGCTCGAGGATCCAGCGGGCGATCCCGTCGAGGTCCGTGGAGCCGCCACGCATCATGTCCTCGAGGTTG